ACTAACAACAGTAATGCTGCTGAACAATCCGTAGATAGTTACACCCGCAGGGATAGTCTCCGCAGTTAAGTCATCACCAGCCTCTGAGCTAAGTGTAATGCTTGCATCTGCTAGTACAGTAATTGCACGGTAGAATTCACCTGAAATTGAGGTGCTACCCGTTCTAAGTTTTCTGAATCCCTTCTGACCAAGAACTTGGCGTTGGAAGTTACCTGTTGCGTTTACGTTTTCGTAAGCCATCGTATATCAAATTTTAAGTTGTCAAGTTTCAATGCGCTATGCGCCAAATACTTAACAAAGGTAATAATTATTGAGTTAGCATATCTAGAGGGCTCTGACCCTCGTTATTCAATTCACCTCGCTTGCCTTGGCGTTGAGATAATAGTTTAGATTGTTCTACAGCTTGTTTTTTCACGCGAGCATCTTTGCGATCTTCTTTCATTGCTTCATCTCTAGCTTCAGCACCACTTTCAATTTGCTGTTCCGCAAGACCGTACTCACCTTTCATTTGCTCAAGTTGAATCTTCATCTGGTGTTCCATTTGAGCGTACTGCATTTTAAGCTGGTACTCAAACTCTTTCTTCTGCATGTCCAACTGTGCAAGAACTTGCTGCTTCTGTAAATCAACTTCAACAGCTGCTTGCTGTTGCATAGCTTGGGCTTGGGATTGCGCCTGTACGTTCTGTTGAGCAATAGCCTGTTGTTGAGCAATACGCTTTTTTCTGCGTATGATTAACAAACGCTCTGCTTGGTCAATATCTTTTAGCTGACGGATAGCAATGGCATCTTCAAGATCTATTTCTTTTTGAGCCAAAGCAATCTGTATATTTTGCTCAAGGTACTGACGATCCATATCATTAAGATCACTGAGAACCCGGACACCAAAGTTGTACATCGGAAGATCTCTAAAGCTTGATAAGACAGACATATTAGTCTTGCCAATAGCTTTTTCATATACCTTGAATATAACTGATTCTACAGGAAGTATCTGAACGCATTTTAAGATGTCCTCACAGACTTTTCTATACAGAATCATACTAGCGTTCGTAATATCATAGATAGCGTTGTTACCGGCATTTACAGCCATTTGGTTTACACCTACTAGCGCTTCACCTTTTGGAGTTGTACCATCCATTACCTCGTTGATACCCGTAGCATCACGAATCATACGTAAGTAGTGATTGTACAATGCAATAAGCTCGTTGATATTTCGGATTGTATTTCCAATCTCTCTAATAGGAGGGTTCTGAAAACCACCTTCTGGATTTTTACTACGGTAGTAGAAGACACCTGTTTGTTCATAGATGTCTTGGATATCTAAAGGCTGGAGTTCACCACCACGACCTAGGTCAACATTCTCTAGACCTTCAATATCAACCATGATACCGTCCGGCTTACTCTTAGCAATTGCTTGCTGTAGTTTTAAGTGCGTAAGTTGCAACTGATCGGCAAACCCAATAACACCAGATACCAAAGACTTAGGTATCATGTTACGCATGTTTACAGAAGTTACAGAATACGATAAGCGAGCCTTAGAAATATCGTGGATATTCTTAGGGATGTTGTGTTGCTTTCCGTAGTTAAATAAGTGGTCTGTGCCAATAATATACATACCGCCATACACTGTAGCGTTTTGCATGTATACTGGGTCACGGTCATAAACGGAGTTCTTAGGAGCTTCATATTCTTCTCCTTTATAATAGAATCCCATGTTTCCATGGCGAGACATCTTGTTTTCGTAGATCATAGAATCTACAGATAAAAACTCAAAGTCTAATACTTCAATGGTATACTCATCATAGCCGTACTTATACTTGTTAAGCTGCTTGTCGTAGTATTTTTCTGTAAAACGTTCAGCGCTATTAGAATGCTTATTCATAACATTCTGAGCCATCTCAGTATACTCCTTTTCCGTAAACTGATCACCAGCTAAACGCTTGAGCTCCATAATGCTCATACGCTTAATGTGTCCACCATAAACTAAATCAGAGAATGTAGGGTCGTCAGTATAGTTATGGATAAACATTGAAGGGTCTACGTACTCCTCAGTAATCCCGTAATTAGGATCATTGGTACGCTTGGCAACAGCTATACCACAGCTGATGATATCTTCAACACACCTGCGATAGATACGCTCGTCAAAATCGTTCCACTGCAGAGTAAGCTGCGTTGCAAGTTGACCTGCAACCTCAGCATCTGTTTTTACATTTGTTTCTAGGAAGATCTCAGCTTCTTCTGGAGTATCTGGTAGCGCATCTGGATCTACTTCTGTTTGTAGACCAGAGGCTTTAGCTTCCGCAATCATCTCCTTTTTTTCAATCTGTAAAGCAATTTTCTTTTTCTTTACATCCTTCTCACTTTGAGAAAGTGGATCGACAGCTTCAATCTGAGGGTAGCGATAAGAAGATATAATTTTGTTTGCTACAATTTTTACAAACTTAGGAACGATAGGAACCGGAGTCCAATCAATAGACAGCAAAGAACCATCGTCATTACCTGGATCTAAACTGTTAAGTATTTGTTTGTATATACGAGTGTCCTGTGTACCATTAGCGTACATGCGTGACTGCTCAAATTCTTTGTACCGCTTTTGATACAAACTTCCCTCTGTGTCTAACCCTCCCCATTGATTCATCATCGCCTTAGCATACTCTAAGCCATATTCTTTCTGGCTTTTTTCAGCGTGCTTTGCTAGAGGGTTTGGGAAGCTTCCTTTCTTTGTTACATTCATCTTTTCGCTGAATATTAATCAGAAACAAAGATAGATAATTTATTAACGCTGAATTACTTTGACTTTACGGAAGAATTTCTTATTGCTGTTATCTTTCTTCTCTTGTTTTTTAATTGACTTTTGAGCAGCCATAAGCGCAAGACCAGAACTAATACTAAGGTCAAACTTGGTACGGTCATCTATTTTAAAGTTAATCCAGTCTTCCAAGGTATTGTCAAAGTACATACTTCCGTAATTACCCTCTTCATTTAATCCTACATGCTCGTGTATGTATGCCTCTATAGACTGGGCGTGAGCTTGAATAATGTCTTGAGAGTTGGAAGGTATACCCTTTGTTTTTGTAGCGCTACGTGAGCCGCCACCTAGGTGTGCCGGTCTATCCATGAGGTATCCATCGTAACCTCTATTCTCAAAGTACCTAGCAATACCGTACTTGTTGTTTTCTATGAGAATCATATAACCATAAAAAACAGCAGCCATAAGAACATCCTCGTAAAATATCCTAGCTAATGGAGGGCGTGAAGCGTATTCCAAAACAAACATATTTGAGGGATGCTCAATGTTTACTTTATTATAGAGATGAAGCGCACCTTTAGATCCTCTACCATCAACAGTAGCATCAAGGTCATAGCTATCCACACCACCTACACCTAACCATGAGTTTCCTGGAGTTTTCTTTCCGTAGGCTAATAAAATGTTATTACGTATATCTTCAGGCGGCATCCATGACACTCTAAACCTGCCGTTAGCATCGGGTCTAAATATCACTTTAGTATCTTGAACTCCGTTCTCCCAAACAAAGTTTCCTCTAACCACAGGGTTAGGATACATATCCATATTGTTTTCTAACTGCTCGTATATCTTAGCTATGTTAAATGTAGATGCTTTAGTGGAGTCACGGAATGCTTCATCCATAGTAAAGGGAAACTGACGTATAACCTCGTTAAGATCGTAGCTGTCATTTGATAATGCCTTACGCTCATTCTTTAAGAACGTCTTAGCACCTATCTCAATCATTTCGTTGTCTACACCTAGTATAGGCTCTTCTGGATCTTCAATAACGGGATTTCCGTATCTATCAAAAAACCCTTCTAGGGCTTCGTAGGACGGTATGAATATCTTGTATAAACCGGTCTTTGTTCTGCCGTTAGCATTGCGCTCTGTAGGGTCTGAGTTGTATACGAGTTTTTTAAAATTCCTACCACCTTTATCTAAAGGGTTTACAGTAGAGCCTACCATTGCCTTACCTATAATCTTACGACCCACAAGCAAACAGGTTCTATGTACTCGCCATATCTCAGTAATATCTTCGGGCCTTTCTATCTTACCAGCCTCATCAAGAAACAGATAGTGTAACTTCTCACCATCATAAGCATTTGATGTAGTGTTCTTCCAATTGATGATCGTATCTAAAGCCTCGCCTCTGCTTGCTGTTTTATTGTTTTTGGTAATACGCTTTGATGGTTCTCGGAACGCAAGCTCTTGACGAGGGTTAGTTGTACCATCTTGAATGGGTTTAAAGAAAAATGGATAGTTCCGGTATATTGGCATTATCTTCTTCATAAAAACATTTTCCTGGGCATCCTTACCTGTCTTAGATACAATACCGAGTAGCTTGTCTTTAACCTGGGTTCCTTCATCTGATAGATTGCCCGAACACATCTGCGTATACCCCGAACGTCTACACTTTACATAAACCTGCCCCATGGACCGTGGGTCATGCTCACAAGCAACAAAATGTCGTGACAGCCGATTCTGAAACTCTAGGTAGCTAGGATATCCAATATCAATCTTAGACCATTGCAAGAACATGTAATGGTGACCAGTAATGTAAGTAGGCTCACCGTTATTCATAAACCACACACCATTCCTACGTCTCTCAAACTCCTTGCGTATAAACTCTGTATACCTTTCTTTAAACGGCTTTGGCATATCGTTCCACTCATCCATAGACCTAATCTTCATTAGATCTACAGGTGGTTCTATCCTGCGCCAGTATTGCTCTTCTTTTTTAAGATTATTAAAGAGTATATCTTTTTTTGCAGGGACAGCAGGTAACTGCACGTAAACATCAGATATATTAATGACCTCACCACCAGTACCCTGTGGGCATATGTTTACCACGGGCTCGTCAATACCTTCTATGTTTACTAATCCAGCCATTTATTTCTTTGCAAATTCTTCACTAAAGCCTGAGCTGTAATCAACCTCGTCTTTTATGTGACCTGTTTTCTTAAGCTCTTTTAGCATTTGCTCGAGCTTTTGATATTCTGTTATGAGCTCCTTAGCATCTATTGCCGATTGCTTTATACTTTGCAGCTCTGACCTACGTTGACTACCACTAAGCTCTTTGTCTACAGGCTTTTTAATTTCCTCTGTAATGTTTTCAATAGCTATAGACATAGCATGTAGAAGCTCTTCGCCAGCGTTTACACTGTCAAATTTTTTTCTACGTCCCATTAGAATCCAGTTGCGTAAATATGATCTATATGCGTGCGGTAAACTTCATTGCCGTCTATCTCCATTAGGTAGTCGGTATTTTTATGAATCATTACCTTATCACCTTTATTTAGTCCGAGTTGTTGTACAGCTGGCGAATCGTAAAGAACATAACCAAACATATTGTATTCTGGCTTTTTGAGTTCTGTAATAATGCCGCTTTCAGTAACTTCTTCATCTGGCTGTTCTTCTGGAGTTAGGAAGATCCATTCAGACAACAGATGTATCTCACCAGTATCTTGAGACTTATAAGCGTAAGCTTGTGTGCTTCTGCTGTTATAAGGGTCATATCTTACAAAGTAAATGTCGTCTTCTACGATCTGACCCTTACCGTTATTTGATATAACAACATGGTGGTGGAAGTAGATAGTGTCTCCGGGCTTTACAGCAGTATCGTATTTTTCTGGAACTGCATAGACCTCAGCAGACATCTTTCTGTTTTGGAACTCATTCCATTTTGGATCTAGGTATATTGACTTATCGCCAACCTTTAGTTCATCGTTAAAAGCTTTAGGCATTCTAACGAAGAAATCGTACAGTGATCTCATGTTAATTAAATTTAAGTAGTGTTATTTATCTAACACAAACTTACGAAAAATCACAGTCGTATTCTAAAAGCACTGGCATATCCAATACGGACTTCCAAAGCATAACACCGTCTTTAGGGTGTTTAATGTAAATAAGGTATTGTGTTTTTCCGTACTTGTGTAAGTACTTATCATCGAGTATAATGGTGTCTACAGTAGATTCACCAGCTCGCTGACCTATGTAATAAGCCATAGCTTTTAAGGGGTTTTCCCCTATAATAATTTTACGAATCATTTTATTTAATTTACGTCCCCGTTGTTATTCATACGGTTGATCCAATAGTTTATATTGCTTGGATCGCTTTCTTGTTCTATTTTG